AATGAAGCCTCATCTAACTTGCCAACTAACTTCATATGAAGTCTTTTGATTAAATCTTTTTTCTTCTTCTTGTTCTTAGCAAGACCGCCTGAAAAAGCATATGGAGTTTGATAACCAGGTACATTGGCAGTAGTAGATGCTTCGTTCATCTCACGAAGAATCTCTTTAATGATTTCAATTAGTTCGTTACGACTTATTGACTGCTGCATTGATTTCATCCAAAAGACTATAGAACCTCATCATAGTGATGAGCTGTTCTTCGTTAACAACGTTTCCTTTGTTCAATTTCTTTAGAACATTCAAACATTCTTTTAGTTTGATAGATACTACTTTGTCGTCAATCTTTGGATGAATTTTTAAGATTTCATTTTTGAGTTTTGTGATTTCTTCAGCCATAAAATCTTTTAAAGTACTTGTGTTAGATATATTGTTTATGTATGCTTTTAACAAATCACGTTGTGATTCATTAAGGTTGGAGTATTTTTGATTAAACTTATCTACAAGTATTTTATATGATAACAATCTCAAGTCTTTTGATTCTTTTTGGAACTTTTCAACTACAGATTGTTTGTTAGATTTAGGAGCATCTTTTTCTTTAAGATTTTCCATAACGACAAAACGTATTTCTGTTTCTTCGAAAGGGTTGGAGTTTTGTTGAATTTCGAATAATTTATAAACAGAAGCAATATCTTTATAATTTGAAATTCTTGTTCTAAAAAAATCTTTTAATTCGTACTTTTCAGTAATCTTTTTTACTAAGTTATACTTAGCTCTACGCATTTCACTATAATTTAACTTCTTTCTTTCACGTAGTACTGAATCTACTAAATAGTTTATTTTGCCTTCGTTCTTTAATTTTTTAGAAGTTAGTGCTTTGTATAGAACTAACTCTTTACCTAATATAGTAGTAGGCTTAAAAAATTCTTTCACAATCGCTAAGGCGGGTGACGGGTCTACATTAGACAATACGTCTGAGGTTATTTGTCTTGTCAAACACTCATATAAAAATGCTGTGTTTTTTACTTTATTATGTTTTATCATTTTAACTCCAACTCTTCCAAGTCATATATAAATATGTCCTAATTAAAAATTATTTTTCTGAGTTTAATTCTTCTTTGTAATTTTTTGATAAATCGTCTGTTTCAGAAAGAATTTCTCTTGAATTTTTATCCATTGCCTTCATTAAACCATCATAATGAGCTAAAGCTAACGGTCCATTCTTAAAAGTATGTTTAATTTTGTTATCTTTTTCATAACTTGTGTTCAAATCGTGTGAACCTAACGGGTCACGACCACGTGCTGAACCATCTTTACCATACTTTGGACCTTCTTTAGGTCTTCCCATTACACCATTTAATTCTTTTCCACTTCTACCTATCGCATCATCGTTAGTTTCTGTCTGTTCAGGTTCTTTTGCTGGGTCTTCGCCTTCTGATTCAATAGTAGATTTTCTGTATTTGTTCTTGTAATCAAAGATAACTTTCTCATCGTTTTCTTTAATTTCATCATCACTCATACCAAAAATGTTTTTATATACCCACTCTGAAGACATTAGTCCATCTCTCAACATAGAATCTGCTAAACTTGTCTTAGTATTCCATATCTCAAGTTTTTCTTGTTCGTATATTGTAGAAGGATTAGTAAGTTTTAATTCAAAGTTTACTAACTCTTGGTCTCTAAAACCTTGTGCATATAAATGAACGATAGCTATCTTATGTAATTCACTTACAATAATTCTTTGTAGTCTTTCTATTGTACGAGCAAATCTTACGTCTTCTGCCGCAAGTGTTGCTTTACCTTCTACACCTTCTTCATATCCAAGAAAGGCTTTAGGTACACGTAATGATGCTAACATACGATTTCTTAAATACTCAATATCGTCAACAGCATCGTAACTTAATCCGTTCAACGTATCAATAGAAGTACCTGAATCTCCTCCTCTAACAGGTATAAAGAAATCTTCTGTAATGTTTTGCATATTGTATTTTAAATTATAATCACCTGTTTGATTATCAATAACAGGTGTCTTCTTCATTTTGTTTACAACTTGTTGCATATAGTTTTCTACTTCTGCAGGAGGAATATTTCCAATATCAAATTTAAAAACTCTCTTTTCAGGTGCTCTCATAATTCTGTGAATTAACATAGCATCTTCCATAAGAGTTAATTGTTTCCAAACTTTACGAGCGGCTTCTAATGTAGAACGACCATATGGTAAAAAGTTAGCGTCACTTATTAATCTGAAGTGTGCAACTTGAAACGCTTCTAAATCCATATCCTCAGAACCATATGTAGTGTGTCTAACATTGTCAACAGGAGTCATACGAAATTTTACCATATGTGGATTTTCAGGGTCTTCGCCTTCTAATCTTGATATATCATAAGGACTTATTGGAACTACATTTGTAATACCAAACTTTTCATCGATATCAAGATATAAAAAGAAGTCACCATACTTACACATATTACGAACCCAAGGCCATAAATTAAATTCTACATTTAAAACATCATAAAATAAATTATGTAATATATCGTGAATATTAGCATTATCAGTTTCAATATCTAAAACTTTACCATATTCATTTTTCATTGTTGATTCGTCAGAATAGATATCAAGTGCAGATGATATAATAGAATCAGAATCCATTGTCTCATAATCTTTAAACAACCCCAAACGTTGTTGTTGAATTACAAGACCACCATCATATCCAAACTGCTTAGCAGATGAATAAATCTTTTGGTATCTGTCTATTAACTGATGTTTTATACTTGATTGCGTTCTTGAAGTATCAGAAACTTTTAGTTTCTTACCGCCAACTTGTCTAACAACAACGTTAGTAGAAAACAATCTACGTAGTCTTGTAAATAATGTTTTATCTACAGCCATATTTAACTCCTACAATAACCAATTTAAGTCCTCAGTTTCTTTTTGAGGTCCAATTTCTATTTTCCAAGAATCTTCTTTTTTTCCTGGTGTGTACATTAATTGATTGGGAGTAGCAAAGTTAGAAATAGTCTTTTTAGACAATTCTATACCTTCTGCTCTCAATCTTAAAGCAGTATCTCTAACCCACAAAGCTATCCCAAAGCTCATAACTAAATCATCGTTATAACCGGACATAGCTTGTGCCTTATTGTTATTATATATAAATACAAACAACTCATCAATTAATCGATTTGAATGAACAATTACCGCTTTTTCTCTAAAGTATTCCTCTAATTTAGCAATAACAAGTGGTCTTGTTTTCATTGTCATAGAGAAACCTGGTTTTAAATTTCTATCTTCAGCTCTAAATCGATTAGTTATTTGATGTTCAACATCTACATATTGTAAATCTTTACTTGAATAGAATAAATTTTGATAACCTCTATCTATGATTTGTTGTATAGCGGCCCAACCTATGTTGTTGTTCTCAACAACTAACAAAGCATCATTGTATTCTGTAGCTACGTTTACACATAAATTACCAAAATCTTTAGTTCCTATCTTACCACGATACTCTGCTACTTGTTCCATTGACTCTAATTCTAATATATGAAAAGCAGAATAGTCTGTGCCATCCCCTCTACTAACATCAGCACTCATTATATAGTTTTTATTGTAGTTAGGTTGTTGCCATACCCAAACATTCGAATCTATTCCTTGTTTTACTATTGGCTCTGAACAAAAATTATCTTTGTATTCTTGTAAGATAACACCATCTACGACCATTTGACCTGAAGTCAAGAAGTCACAATCACATTCTTGTGCGGCAAGTGATGGTCCTAATAATTTATCTTGTTCTACTCTATAAGTATCGTTTCTCTCAGGATGTACGGTCCAATGTAACTTGATTGGATGAAATCCATTGACACCTTCTTCAGCATCTACCCACGTTCTATGAAACCAATTTCCAACACCATTAGGTGTAGACAACGCAATACATTGTCCACCTGTTGATAGTGTTTGTTGAGCCGCAGCCCATATTGTATCAATCTTATCTATAAATGCGGCCTCATCTAATACTAAAAGTGATAGTGCTTCTGAACGACCTGAGTCTTCGCTTGATGAAACTGCTTTTACTTGTGAACCATTTTTATATCGTAAAGATAGTTTATTATCTTCAATACATTTTTGTTTTAACCAATTAGGTAAGTTAGAGTGCATTACTCTAATTTTAGTAACAAGATTTTTTGCTGTATCTTGTTTAGTAGCTAATACTAAAATGTTCTTATCATTTCTAAAAGTCATCAACCACAAAGAATACGCCGCAGTCAAAGTAGATATACCTAACTGCCTTGCCTTTAAAATTATATTGTATTTATGATTTAATAATTCTTTTAAAGTAGTGTCTTGAAATGGATACAATTCAAAAGGTATTTTACCACGAATAGGATGTTGAATAACACAATACTTTGTAATAAAGTATGATGGGTCATTACCACACTTAATATATTCTTGTCGTAAAGCTTCTTTTAAATCATTTGATTTCATATTTTACCTAATATAAATCCTATTCCTAACCAAAGATATTGATTCTCATACCATTTCTTTTCAACTAATTTTATCATCTCTTCATTTGCTTTATCACGTGATTTCAATAAATCGATTTGTTTTCTCTGAGCAAGTAATAATAAAGAATCTAATTTTATTTGTTCTTCTAATTCAGATAAATTATCCTCGTACATTTCTTCACCATATTTGTACATATTTATTAACGAATCTGCTTTTGCTAATTTACTTTCCCATTGTGCATCACGAGCTTTCAACATTTCTAATGCTTCTTCATATGTAAAGGTTGTTGGCTTCTCACCATCTTTCTGTATTTCTTGACCTTTAGTCAAAGATAAAGCGAAAAAGCATATCACAAAATATCTTAATATTTTCATAGCTAATCTCATTTGTTCTTAGCAAACTTTCTTAAAAAGTCTTCTGCTGATTCTACTTCATCATTATCATATGCTTCTTGCATCTTCTTAGTTTTCTTTTTAGAGATAGTAAGTTTTCTTTTCATATTACCAATCTCTTTTTTAGAAGCCTTCTTAGCAGTTTCTAATTCTTTGATTTGTTTTTCAACTTTCTTTTCTTCTTTCTTGTTTTCGTCAATAACTTTTTTAAGTTTTTTAACTTCTTCACTTTTTGCTTTGTTCACAGCAAATAAAGCACCAACTGCTCCAAGAAATCCTAAGATGTATTTAAACCACTTCATTTAGTTCTCCCAACTCTTTTTCGAGTTTAATTATTGCATCATTATAAAATTTTATAGCCTCATCAATTTTTTCATCCCATTCTTTTTTATTTTCAACTTCGTATTTTTCTTCATCTAATGCACCTAATTCAGGATTGATTGCATTATAATGTTTTACAACACTTTGAGTGCGAAATTCTTCAATACCTTGTAATTTATCTTTTAATTGTGATATTTTATTTTCTAAAGACTTTTTCTTTTTCCAATCTTCATACTTTCCCTCGATGATTAGTCTATTTTCAAATTCTATTTGACAATCAAAACAATGTCCAAACTGCATCCAAACTTGATTATCTATGTTTTTATTCATAACTTTTTTACAAGAACCACAAAACAAAGGCATCCTAACCTTTTGCATTATTTCAGTTAGTGGACTTTCTATATCTCCGTGTTTTTGTTTCTTGCCTTCGTAACCAACTATTATTCTTTTCTCAGGTGTTTCTCCTCTGAGAATAGATTCCATAGCCTTATATTCACGAACTCTTTCTTTTCCACTTTTGCTACCATAATCGTGACTCATAATTTACCTCGTATATTTTAACATTCCAAGTATTTGATTTATAGGTGCAAACAAACCTGTCAACTTATAGACTTTGCCTTTAAACATAAAAGTAATTCCTTCTGTAGGAACTAACTTTTTAAATCCACCCATAGATTGAACTTTATCAAGTTGTGTTTTCATCATATCTATAGTTCTTAAATCTTTGCTTGAACGTATTTTTTTAATTGTCTTTGCTAATTCTTGTCTCATTTTGATTGCAGCTTTAGTCGGATTAGCAGATAAAAAGTTTTCCATATTAGATAACACTTCTGCTCCTAAATCAAGAAATATTTTTTCAAACGAAGAAACGTTTTGTTTCCATATCTTTGTATGGTCTATCTTATCAGTAGTTAATACCCAATCTAAAAATTTAGGATATTCTTTTAAATCTTTTTTAATCTGTGGTATCTTATATGATTTATCAAAGAACGCCCATCTCTTCATCAAACTATATAAAATATTGTCTGTAGGATTAGGATATCCATTAGATTTAGCTCCTGCTAAAATATATTCTAACCAATAATGTTGATGATAATCACCTGCAGTATCTGAATCTTTAAGTCCATATTGTTTTTGTAATTTATCTACTCTACTTAAAAATGAAGATTTCTTAGCTTCATAGTTTTTTACTTGTGGTAATTTAGTATTTGGCAATGCTTGTATATTAAAATGTCTTTGAACATTTGCGTTGACTTTTTTAATTAAACTTGTTAACTTTGAACCTGCAGATTTACTTTGTCCAATTGGTTCACCTTTCTCATTATAAGTCATAGTACCATGAAATACTAATAAATTTATTCCATATGGAATAACATTTGTAGTTGGTACATACATAACTTCTAAACTCATAAAAGATTTACCATTACCAAATATATTATCTAAATCTTTTTTACCTAATTTCTTGATTGCAATCTCTAAATCTTTCATAGCATAAGTAAAAGCTTTTTCTATTTCACCTCTACCTGAAAACATATTTTTTATGCCACTAATGTCAAGAGAATTTTGACCAAAGTTTTTTAGTTGTCCTTTATTACGTGCCGCTCTCACCTTTCCATCAATATAGGAAATCATAAGATTTTGACCATCTGTCTTTTCCGACACACTTTCAAGTTTACCTTGAAGTGCTAAATCTATCATTGTTTTTAAATCTCTAAATGTTAACCTATTGTCATCGAAAGGATGAGCGAGATGTCCATATGCTCCACCCATTAATAATAACTCTTTATCTTCTATAAATAGTTGTTTGGAATCTGAAAATACATTTTCTTTTAAATCGATATCATAGTCAATAACTTTAGGACCAACTCCTGCAGATACAAGTTCTCCTGATATACTTTTTTCTGCGGCGTCTGTACCTAACCACTTAACAACATCCCATCCAAAATCATCTGTTATTCTTTGTATAAAATCTTTGTATTTACCAACAGCATCTTTTGAACCTTTAATAGTACCTGCATCTAAATAAGAAACAGCAGGTACCGTATTGTACTTTAGAGTGTAATCTTCTAACGGGTCAAACTCAGCGTATATTAAATGGTCTAATACTTTCCAATCTTCTTCACCATATAGGTCCATCAACCAAGCAGTTGAGTACTTTCTATAATCATCATAACTTGCATAATAGGTTGGTGGACCATCATCAAGATTTCCTTGGACCGTCGTAGTCGCTTCGGATAGTGTGCCTCCAAACTTTTTAACTAAAAATTGTAATATCTTTTTGTCAACCTTTCCATACATTCTTTTAAATAATTCTTCTTTGGCCGACATATTCACAGGACCACCGAAAGTTGCTCGTACCTTAGTTCCACTTACAGGCTCACCGCCTATCTTAAAATCTGTTGGCGGTACTGATAAGACAAATCCACCTTCTTCGTAAGGAACGAATTGTCCTTTCTTATAAGGTTTAAAATATTTACCTTTTAATCTTTGTGAATCTTTTTCACCTACTGCGGCTATATATGTAGTATCTTTAGGAAAACTTTTCAATATCTCAACAGGAGAATAAGGATTACGAACTTGTACAACCATCTTTGGCGATACATTAAAAAACTTTGTGATGATAGATTTCTTTTCTTTAAAATTTAATGGACTACGACCAGGTTGTGTTTTATTACTTGTGCCAATAAAAACCTTGTCCTTTCCAAATTTTTGTGTTAACTTCTTGTATGTTGAGTAGTGACCCGTATGGAAAGGTTGAAATCTACCTGAGTAAACTACAACAACATCTCCTTTAGCCTCACCTCTTATACTACGATTAGTTCTTTTATGTAGTTTTTTCATCTTCTTACGTTGACTAAGAGATGTAGGTATCCAATCAGGACCAAATGTATAATCAGAATCTTCACCTAATATTCTTAATAATTGTGTAAAGACTTGAGGATTTGTATTTAAAAATACCTGTAGTTTGTTTACATTAGTAGAATATGATTTAGGTAAAAGATTTTTATCGATTAATCTTTTTAAAGCTTTTTTTATTTTAGAATTTTTAGTTATGTCCTCTTCTATAATAGGTTGGACTAACCAATCTGAAAGTTTGCTCATAGTGGATTACCACTTTCTACAAGACCAATACCTAGCTTTCCAACGTGGACCTGGATTATCACAATTATGTCTTGCTCTGAAAGATGCTCTTGCTTTTGGATTAGATTTGCGTATTCTCATCGTACCACCTTTAGCATCACCGCCTTGACCAAAGTTGACTTTCACTACGTTGCCTTTATCGTTCTTAACATATACTTTAAATTTCTTTTGGTCACCTTGCATAATCTTACCAAGTTTAACTTTACGACCTTGATATTCCGCCTCTTCTAAAGGTTGGTCGTCAAATTCAAAAGTGTAACCAC